GCCAGGCCGCGCTGCAGGGCCGCCGCCGGCGTGGTGCGGTCGCATGCCCATAGCTCGACCACATCTGCGGGCCGTGCCGCGGCCGCGATCACTTCGATGTGTCCAGCCTCGGCCGGTACCAGCTCTGCGGTGATCTTCATTCGGACGCCACCACCTGGGGCATCAGGGACAGGATCTCCATCGGCAGCGGGTCGTCGCTGATGATGTGGAAATGGCCGCTGTCCACACCCCAGCGACAGGACATGTTCTTGCGCAGGACGCCGGTGTAAGGGGCCGTGGGCTCGTCGTAGTTCTCGAAATCGCGCTGTGCGATCGGATCCAGCGTATCCAGCGTGGTGCCGACGTAGACGCCGCGGGTGTTGCGCACCAGCAGCGCGACCTCGAAGGCGAGCTTCTTCATGGGGCGCAGCGGATCGCCGCCGTTGGCATTGATCTCCAGCGTCTCGATGTGGGCGGTGTACGGCAGGCCGATGTGCACCACGCCGCCCGGGCGCTGCAGCTGCACCTTGCCATCGACCACCTGCAGGTCCTTCTGCACGTTGCCATCGACCAGAGCAACCACGCCCCTGCCCTCCAGGTGGCTCATTCCGGCGATCGTCGAGCGCTGGTAGGTCCAGTCCTGCACAGCAACGCCGCGCAGCGCCAGCGGTACCGAGCCGATCGATTCCACCGTCGCGACCGTGGGCGACACATAGGCCATGACCCGCACGCGGACGTGTTCGTCGCCAATGGCCAGCCGCAGGATGTTGCCCACGTCGCCTGCCCCGCTGAAGATCGCGGCGCCGGTGGTGGCAGTGATCACGGCGCCCTCGTTCCACCCATCGGCGCTGGTCAGCGTCATGGGTGAGTCGTTGGGGCGGCGGCCGTCGTAGGTCAGCAGGCTGTCGGCGTACTTCCAGTCGAGCGGATCGTCGTACCGAGTCGGCGCCATCTGCTCCACGTACTGGACCCATTCGCCGTTGATGAAGCGGCGCACCAGCAGGTAGACCTCGGTCTCGATCTCGCCGGGCAGGCAACAGACGTCCAGCACCTCGCCATCGGTTTCATGCGGGTGCCAGCCGGTGACCTCCTGCTCGGGCATGTATGTGCAGCCGATCAGCACACCGTCCGTGCGCGGCATCCACAGGATTGGCCAGGGCGCAGTGCTGTATTCGATACCGCGGAACGTGTAGCCCTGCACCAGGTGGTCGGCCCAGATGCTGATCTCGTTGCCGCGGAAGCCGTCCTTCTCGAACTGATAGGCCAGATCGCGCACGCGCTGGCCTTGGGCCTGCAGGAACACTGCCGACTCGCCCAGCACCCGGGCCTGCAGGTCGCCGGTGCCATAGGCGGACTGCGGCTTGATCCCGATCGTGCTGGGCGTCACTACGGCGTCCTGCCCGCCTGTGACCTTCCACTCGCCGCCAGTGGTCAGCACCAGCAGGCTGTCCAGCGGTACCAGGTCGCGGATCGCATTCACCTGGCGCGCATTGATCGTGAACGACACCGCGTCGCTGTCGACGATTGGCGAACTGCGCCCGAAGTTGGGGTAGTCGCCGATGTTCGACGCCCACACGGTCTGCGGATCGCCAGGGCTGCCAGCGAACCATAGGCGGTCGCCGAAGAACTCGACTTCACCGGGGTAGCCGTAGCGATAGGACCAGGCGCCGACAGCCCAAACATCGGTGCCACCGACAGCGCCCGCCGCGTACTGGGTCACCACGATGTTGTTGGTACCGGTTGGCGGTGCCTCGTAGAAGTTGATCAGGTCCGCGCCGGGATCGATCGTCCAGCCCTGTGCCATCACTGCACCTCCTGCGCGACGTTCCCGCCGCGGCCGATGCCGCCACCACTGGTGCCGCCGGTGCCACTGCCACCGGGGTAGTACGGATTCGACTGCACCGGAACGCCGTCGATCTTGACCTGGTAGTCCAGGTAACTGCTGCTGGTGGCACCGGGGATGGAGAACTGTTTCGTGCTGCCGTCGCCACTGAACGTCCACGGCCCAGCCACCGGCGGCGGCACGTTCCCCACAATGCTGTCCGGGATCCGCTCGATCACCGTGGCGGTGACCTCGAAGGGGCTGGTGAACGCGGTGATCTTCATGATCCCGAACCCACCGTGTACGTATTCCCACTCGACGCCGACGGCGTAGTCGTTGACGTTGTCGAACTTCACGTCCTGCGGACCGTCGAACGCGCGGCCACTGTCGTGCACTGGGCGCACGCTGCCGCAGACGTAGTACGGCGTGCCGGCCAGGCCGGTCACCACGGGGACGCTCACGCAGCGGTAGACCTTCTGGTCGCTTCGGCGAAGTGCGCCCAGCGGCACCTTCTTCTCCGCTGCCACCCACGGCTTGACCGATCGCAGTTCCTTTTCCTCGGCATACAGCAGCGAGCCGACCATTTCCGCGGTGAAGGTCGGGACGTTGGTCGTCACCGTCACCACGCCCTGGGTGCCAGACACGGCCAGCAGCGCGGCCTCGTCGTTGTTGAACGGGCGGAATGGCCCGCGCCGGTACTCGAAGTCGCGCAGCTCGAACTGGTCGACGGCCAGACGGCGCAGCTCTTTCTGCGGGATCCACGGGTGCACCAGGAACAGCACATCCGCCGACTGCGTGTGCCGCACCTTGTAGATGTCCTCGCCGGTGTAAGGCGTGGCCACCTCGACAATGTCCCCTACCCCATTGCGCAGCAGCGCGCCGCCCACCCAGAACCGCATGTAGCCGTCTCCCAGCTCGATCGCGTACTTGACCGTTGTCGAGTAGATGAACGGGATGAAGCGGGTGGCGCGGTCGTTGTGCTTGGCACCGCCGCGGAACAGGTAGCCCGGCCGCTTCTCTCCGCCGCCGGTGGGCTTGGTGATGACGTTCAGACACCGCTTCAGGCTGATGGCGTACCGCACCATATCGACACGCCCCTGAAGCCCGGGCGACAGCTCGCCGCCGGACATGCTCGGTTGCAGCAGACGTGCCATGGTCAGGCCCTCGCCATCTGGGCCATGGACGGCTGCCGCTCGTCCTCGTCGGCCTCGTTGAAGTCGTGCGCCGCGGCCTGGCTGAGCGCGAGCTGGTACAGCTGCTTCAGCCCGGATTTGTTGGAGAACCCATTCGCACCGATGATCGTCGGCGCCCCTTCCTCGGCCAGCTTGCAGGCCAGCGCATCGACGAAGTGCGCCGGGTAGCGCTCCGGGTCTTCCACGCGCGCGACGTAGATCAGATAGGCCTCGGCCCGATCGCATAGCAGCGACGTGCCGTCCGTGCCCATCGCCTGCTCGAACTGGATGCCGTGGCACTGGCGGAACTGCGGCTCACACCAGCGCGACAGGCGGCGGCCGGCGCGCATGCCTTGGTCGTCGGTGATGGCCAGCACGGTGATGCAATCCGCCGGACGGGCGTAGCGGATCTCCCAACCGGGCATCGGTGCCTCAGCGGCGACCGCCAGGCGCTGGGCCTTCATGGCCCACGGCCACAGCCGGTCGGCCAGCACCAGGTCGCGCATCGGATGCCACAGGCGCGAGAACACGCGTGCCTCTTTGGAGCGCTCGGTCAGCGAGGTGATCGTGATGTCCTGGGCCAGCTTGCCCAGGGCCAGGTTGCAGATTTGGACTTGGGAGGTCATGGCTCACCCAGAAAGAAGAAGGCCGCCCGAAGGCGGCCTTGTGTTGCAGGTAGTGCGATCAGGACGCCGGGGTGGCCGGCTTCCCGTCTGCGTACACGCGCCAGATGCTCGGGTCGAGCGTCAGATACGCGTTGAAGGCGCCGGCGGTCAGCGGCCCGGTCGCCACCGTGTAGCGCACGCCCAGGTACTGCTTGTAATCGCCCGCCGGCAGCGGGACGACCGCCAGGACCGCACCGGCAGTCATGTCGGCCAGTGCCAGGGCGCCGGTGGCGTAGTGCACCCTCGGGTTGGTGGACAGAGCGGCGTTGTCGGCCGACTCCAGGGACGCGACGACCGTGGCAGCGCCTGCCGCTGCTGCAGCCTGGGTGGCGACGATCACCAGATAGGTAATCGCCGGAGCGCCCAGATTCTCGGTGGCATTCGGCGCAAGGCCGGTGCCCTTCAGGTTCATCACGTTGGTCGGGATGGCGGTCGCGGTGACCGCCTGCGCCGAGGAGAACTCGGCGCGTGCGTCAATGTGGGACATGGATCTTGCTCCAGTTGAGTGGGTTTACTTTCAGCACCCGCCGAAGCGGGTTCGATCAGTTACGCGACGGCGCCTTCATCCCAGGCAAGCGCGTCGCTGACACGGATCGGGATGCCACGGAAGGTGTTCACCGGCTGACCGTTCAGTTCGGTCTGCTTCAGCGCCAAGATGCGGCGGTTGTTGGCCTGGATGTCCAGCCACTCGTAAATGTCGCGGTTGACGTAGATCACCGTGTTCAAGCTCTCCAGGCGCTCGATGCGGTGCGTCGCCTTGATCAGCTCGTTGATCAGTACCAGCTCGGTGTTCGGCTCGGGGTCAACCTTCAGATTGCTGACCTTGATGTTCGCCACGCGGGCGATGCAACGCGGGTCTTCAACTGCCAGGCCAGCCTGAAGCGCAAACCAGTCGCGGTAGGCCGGGTACTTGCCGCCGTTGCCATCGTCGACCAGTTCGTCGCCGTAGTCGGTGTGCTGGATGCCGGCCTTGGTGCCCTTGGCGTAGATGCCATACACCGAGTCATCGCCCCAGCCAACGACCCAGATCGAGGTCAGATTGCTGCCAGTGCCCGACAGCTTGATGATCTGGCGCGACAGGTCGCCGGTGGCGTCGGCGTAGCGCTCCTTCAGGCCCACGAATCCGGCCGACTGGATCTTGGAGCCGTTGAAGAACTGCGACTCGAAGCTCTGGCCGATCGCCTCGATGTGGCGGCCGTTCTTCTTCACGCGGAAGTCGGAGACGTTGGTCGACAGCTCAGCCAGCACCTTGTCGACCTGGCCGAGCGACGCGAACTCGGCGGTGGCTTCGGTGATGTCGGCGGCCTTGCCGGTCGACGGCTTCACGCCAGCGTTGAGCTTGCGCAGAACGGCCTCTGGCAGCTGCGTTTCCACACCGATGCGATGGCCGTTCGTGGTGTTGGCTTCAACCCACGGGATGTCCTGGAAGACCGGCTTGCGCTTGGTCAGGATCTCCGCGATCGGCAGCGGCTTGCCGTCCTGGGTGTAGCGGGTGGAGATGTCGGTGATGTTCGGCACATCACGGGTCAGAGTTGCCATTGTTCAGTCCTCTGGATACGAAAAAGCCGCCAATCGGCGGCCGTGGGATGGGTTGTTGTGGTGGCTCAGTCGCGCTGGCGTGCCGCCGGGCGGTCGGCGTACTGGTACATGCGGTCACCGGTGCTTTGCGTACCACTGGTCGTGGTGCCGCCCAGACCGTCCACCTTGCTGTCGCGAAGGAACCCGCCGAAGAAGGCGAACGCCTTGATCATGGTCGGATGGTTGCCCCAGCCCAGATCGTTGAATGCCTTGGTCAGCTCGGGATCGTTGATGGCCTTCACCGCAGTGGTGGCCAGGCCGACGGTTTCGTCGTACTTGGCGCCCAACTGCTGCTTGGCATCCGCGCCCCACTGTTCCAGCTGCTGCAGGCGCTGTGCCTCCACGGCTTGCTGCAGTGCCGCCGCGTCCTGCCCGGCCATCTGGGTATACAGGTCGACGGCCTCCTGGGCCTGTTCCTGAGTCCAACCCTTGGCCTTGAAGAACTCGGTGGCCTGCCCGAGGCGATCGCCTTCGAGGGTGAATCCCTCCGGCACCTTGAACGCCTCGTATTGCTCGGGTGCGCCATCGCTGGTGTCGCCCTTGGACTTGCCGGCCTCGCCGCCTTCGTCCTTGGTGCCCGTGCTGGTGGTGCCCTTCGCATCACCTCCGTTCCCCGTACCCTCGGTTGCCGGCTGGCCACTGCCGCCGGTGCCCTGCTGTTCCGTGGTGCTGGTGGTGGTTTTGCCCTCGCCTTCGCCAGAATTTTGGGTGCTGGTCTCGGTGGCGGTTTCAGTCGACATCGTTGATTTCCTCTGGTTGCTGCGACTGCGACTGCAGCCGCTTCAGTGCACTGTTGGCCTCGGCGCGCATTTGAGCTTCGCGCTCCGGGCAGTTGTCGCGGATGGCCAGGAGCCACCACTGGGCGGCCTCCTGCCTGCCGATGGCGCGGGACTGCGCCATGGCGTTGGTGTTGAACGCGCTTGTGTCCACGCCCATGGCCTGCAGGAACGACCAGACCACACGGCGCCCGACAGGCTCCGCCAGCACGGTGCGGATGTCCTCACGCAGCTGGCGAAGCTCCAGCGCAGCCAGCTGGCGCTCCTGGCGCTCCTGGTCGATGTCCGCTTGGCTACGACCCGGCCGGCTCATGCGGCACCCTGCATGGCATCAATCAGCGCTTGGGCCGCCGAGCCTTCCTCGGGCACCGTGTCGCTTGCGGTCTTCAGTGCCTGGGTCGCATCCTTCAGCGGCTGCGCTGCCGCGGCGAGCTGCTGCTGACGCTGCTGCTGGGCGCGATCGGCACGAATACTGGCCACCGCATCGTCGCTGCGGATGATCGAAGCCGGGCCACCGACCGCAGTGGTGTATTCGTCGACGACCTGGTCCGCGTCAAGCTTGTCCATCACCGAGGGATCGCCGGTTGCCTTGGCGACGCCGGCAACGAACTGCACCGTTCGCTCGATCGAGCCGACTGCTGCGGCCTTGGCCGCCTGCGCCAGGATGCTGGTGTACTCGATCTTCAGCGGCAGGTCTGCCAGCACTTGCGGGGGATCGGGAATGCGGCCGGCGCGTTCCAGAAGGCGAAACACGCGGACGATCACCGGGTCGAGAACTTCATCCGTGATCGACTCCAGCGTGGGCGCCAGCACGGCCGCCTTCTCTTCCTTGCGGGTGGCGATCTCGGTGGCCGTGCGGTCAGTCTTGTCGCCCAGCGCTTCGAGCATCAGGAACAGCTGATAGAAGAACGCCCGCTGGATGCGGGACTCGATGGTGGCGATCTCTTCGCGGATCTGCAGCAATCCCCTGGCGTCAGGGGTGTAGACCGGCGCGACGGTGGCGTTGGTCGAGTCCTGCGGCAAGTAAACCATGCCGCCCTTTCGCAGGCGCGCGCCTCCGGACCGCTTCAGCGACTCCGGTCCCCCGAGCGTGGGATCAGAGATTTGCTCCATCAGGCGCAGCTTCTCGCCCTCCAGGTACTGCAGCTGCTTGATGTCGCCCAAGCAGTCGACCGCCGGGCTTGTGGAGTACACGTCTTCCGCCACCGGATTCCAGCGAGCCACCACGAACGGCGCTTCGTAATGCCCGCCGATGTCCAGAATCCCGTGATCCGCAGTGCCCACGCCATCGATCCAGACCACCTCACGGTAGGGTCGGAACTGCGGCGCCTGCAGCCCGAGCGGCCCAATACCTGGGCGTTCGTTGGGGTTCGGCTCGATCAGCGATTCCACGATGAACTCGCGGTCGCCATTGTTGGCCAGGCAGTCCCGAACGGTTCGCGGCAGTCGGTCTGCACCGTAGCGCTGCTCCAGCTGCCGGGCAGTCTTCGTGTACCGGCGCCACAGCGAGTCGACACGCTGCTGGTCGTCCAACCCCACCGCATAGGTGCCTGCGGTCAGCGAGTAGAACCGGACCACCTCGCGCGGGTCTTCCAGAATCAGCATCGGCGCGGTGCCGAACAACCCGTCTTCCGTGTAGACGACCGGCATGGCCTTGTAGAAGTTGCTGCTGGCCAAGGCATCGCGGATGCGCTGCGCTACGTCGTCCAGCCATACCCGGACGCCAAACTGCTCCGACAGCGACGGGTCCGGCGTCTTGACCAGGAACCACGGCTGCGCCTTCGGCGTCATGTGGGACATCATGCCGGCCGACATTGTGCGCAGCACCTCGGTGGCTGTGCTGTTGATCACCTTGGCCCGGTTGCGCTTCCTGGGCTTCGTGTCGGTCTCGCCGTAGAAGCGGCCACGCGTTGGGTCCACGTACTCCGACACCTGACGCCAGTCGGTGTTCCAGTCCGTCTGGTTGTCCTTCATGGCCTTCTTGCGGCGCCGGCAGTGCGCACGCAGCTCCATCATGTCCATCAGCCTCCCCCCAGCACGGTGTTGCGCGGAGCCGTTCCACCCAGCGCGGTTGTCGTCGGTGCCAGCGATCGATAAGCCACAGACGACACACCGCTGCTGGCGTAGGTGCGGCGCTCGTCTTCGGCTTCCTTGCGGGCGCGGCGCACACGGCCGGTCGGATCACCCACGGCGGTTTTGGTGATGCCGAGCGGGTCTGCGTACTTGCCGGTCTTGTCTCCGAACAGCAGGCCACCCGGATCGATGATCTGGCGCGAGGTGCACATGGCGTCAGGCACCCAGCGCCGTCTTGACCGACGCGGTCGGCATTGCCGAGCTGGTGTCGCCGGCCAGGATGGTCGACCTGGCGCCGAAGCGCAGGCGCTGCCGCTGGCGTTCGCGGTCACGCTCGTTCACGGCGGCATCGTCGATGGACTCGGGCGCCACTTCGGGCGCTGCGGCCACCGGCTTCACCTTCGGGGCGGAGTTGCACATGGGGATTCCTTCAGGACAACGGGTTGTAGGGCTCGCCGGCCTGCTGGTCGGCATGGTCGCGATGCTCCATCGGCGACCCATCGGGGAAGCGCGGCCGGGGCATCACGGGATATGCGAACGACAGCACCAGCGCGTCGGCCCGGTTGGGGCTCGGCAGGCCGCGGCGCTTCATGTCCTTCTTCGATTCCATCTGCAGCTTGCCGTCGAGGCGCGGCACCGTTTCCGGTGCCTGCAGCTCGTCGCGCAGCTGCGGGTCCTCGGGGATGGCCCCGCCTTCCTTCAGCCAGTCGCGGCAGGCTTTCCACATCTCGGCGCGCTTGTTGAGGCAGCCCTGGTCGCCCGACTCGCCCGAGAACCACACCAGGCGCCAGTCGCGGCCCATGGTTCGGCCTGCGGACACGATGCCGGTGCCGAACCCGCCATCGACGAACACCGCGTCGGCCTGATGCTCGTCCTCCAGCTGGGCGAGGATGGCCGCCACTGCCATGTCGTTGTCGTTCTTGGCCAGCGTGCGCAGCTGCCGATAGGCCAAGCCCTGACGCAGGCCGATCACCAGCTCGTCGTCGCCTTCCCACGCCGGGTCCAGAGTGAGGATCTTCGGCGCCCAGCTGTACTGCTCGGGTCGCAGGTGTCGCCCGTAGGCTGCAGCCACGTCCGCCTCGGCGATGAACTGGCGGGCTGACATCGACGGGAACAGGCCGCGGATACGGACCTTCACCACGTCGCTGTCCTCGCCGTAGTCGCGCACCATGCGCTCGGCCTCGACCAGGTTCACACCTTCAACGGTGCGGCTGTCGATCTGCTCGGTGTCCCAGCTGGCCTTGAACCGACGGAAGCACTCGCGGAACCGCCCGGTGTTGCGGGTGGTGTTGCCGAACGCGGTCCAGATGATCTCGGTGCCTTGGTCGGTCAGCGCGCCCTCGGCCACTTCCCAGACCTTGTCGGCGATGGCCGATGCCTCGTCGAACACCAGCAGGATGCGCCGGCCCTCGTTGTGCAGGCCCGCGAACGCCTCGGTGTTGTTCTGCGACCACGGCACCGCATCGATGCGCCACGTCTTGTCGTGGCCTGGGGCGTTGCTGATCAGCGCCGTGGCCGTCAGCGTGGCCCAGTCCTTCGTCAGGCTGATCCCGTGCCACTTCGACAGCTCGGCCCAGGTCTTCGTGCGCAGCTGGTTGTCGGTGTTGGCCGTGACCACGCCGCGGGTGTCTTCGAACGTGTCGAAGGCCCACTTGATCAACATCGCCACCAGGGCGGACTTGCCGATGCCGTGGCCCGAGCCAACGGCTTGGCGGATCACCTCGCCCGCATCAGCGGCACCGGCCTGCAGCTTCCTGCCGATCTTCTCCAGCTGCCGACGCTGCCAGGCGCGCAGCTTCTTGCCATCCAGCGGGCCGCCCTTGACGCCCCACGGGAAGTTGAAAAGCACATAGCCCAGCGGGTCATGCTGGAACGAGCCGATCGCCTCGACCAGCTGCTGCTCAGGACTCCCGGCCAGCTGCGCGCTCACGGGCGGCCCTCAGTTGGTTGGCCAGGTTGTCCTGCACGCCGTGGTCCAGGGCAACGCGCTCGCCGTACTTCTTGGGCTGCAGCTTGCCGGCGTACCACTTCCGCGCATCGATCATCAGCTTGGAGCGCTCGACCATGTCGCCGGTCTGTCGCTCCAGCACCTTGCCCTTCCCGTCCTTCTTCAGCCGCTCGCCCAGCACCGCCTTGTCGGCGATGTCCAGGATCTCTTCCGCCAGCGTGTCCGCCTGCAGCTCGCGTGCACGCGCGTACTGGTTTCGAAATGCCTCGTTCTCGGCCAGCCAACGAATGACCGTGGAACGACTCGGCATCTTTGCCGTGGAACAGATCGTGCGCAGGCTCTTGCCATCTACCAGCAGGTCACATATCGCGTCGGCCAGCTGCTGGCTGTACTTGCTGGGCCGTGCCATCAGTAGTCGCCCCTGATGATCCTGGCCTTGGACCACTCCAGCAGCCCCACCAGCTCGGCAGCGCTGCACTGCCGCCCATAGACGCGGTGATCCACGCCTGCTGCGCAATCCACCACCAGGGCCACCTTTTCCACGTCGCCGAACTGCCCGGCCTCGATACGGTCGGCGAACTCACGAATGCGCGCAGCCAGCTGGTGCTGATCGACCGCCAACGCGTTGTTGGGGATCAGCTGCAGGACGTTGCTCACGGCTCGCCCCTGTCCGCCCGGATCACGGCTTGGCAGGCCCGGACGTGGTCATCGGCGTCTCGCCCGATTTGAACAAGAGCGCCCGCGACCTCTGCTCGTAGTTGGGCTGCCTGGTCACGTTCGATGGTGCCGGCGACGGCTTGGGACAGGCGAGCGGTATTGCAGGTGGCGAGGTCGTCGCGCAGCTGGAGGCGCCCAGCGCGCAGGTCAGCCACAACAGCAGCAGGGACGGTCGCGGCCGCAGTGCGGTCTTCTTCATGCTTCTCTCCAATGGTGGCCAGTGCCTTGGCTTGGGCGTTCTCGGTGGCACGGGCCTCGTTGACCTGCGCCACCTGGGCGGCGCTGACACTGGCCTGCTGCCGGGCTTCGTTGCCCTCAGCGCGATCACCACGCCACACCCAGCCAGCGGCAAAGCCCATCAGGCCAACCACCGGCAGCGCGATCAGCAGGGCGCGGGTGAGGATCATGGGCTTAGAAGCTCGTCGGCTTGGCCACGGCGCGGGTGAGCGCCATCAGGCCTGTCTGGAAGTCCGTTTTGGCGATGGCCGACCAACGGTAGCAATCGCCCTTGTCGCCCTCGATCGCGGTGTTGGTGTCGTTGACCTTGTTGACCAAGGCCTGCAGCTCCTCACCCTTCGCCTTGATCTCGTTCATCAGGTCGATCTCGGCCTGGCTCAGTTCGCGGTAGCCGGTGATCTTGCGGTGCTGGTTTTCCATGACGCCCTCCTGGGCTCAGTTGGCGGATTCACACATGCGGCGCTCTGCCGCGCGACGGTTCACAAGGCCCTGCACACGCTTGCCGCCGGCGTACACCCAGCGGTCCAGCTCCGGGCACCAGCTCGCGGCGGGCTGGCCGGCGTTGATGCGGCCCACCAGCGTCGAGCGGCAGGCAGCACCCACGCCCACGTTGTAGGTCCAGCTCAGCACTGCGGCCCACTCGCGCTCGCGCAGCGGCACCTTGATGCACTGGCTGATGCCGGTCAGGTAGCTGCCCAAGCGGCTGTTGAGCTTCTCGGCGCACTCCTGCTCGGTGTAGACCGCCTTGTCCGGGCGGCTGGTGTCGCCGTAGCAGTGCGTGCCCACGCCCACCATGTCGATGTACGGGGTGGGCGACCAGTTCTCCCACGGCTTGACCAGCGCGCCAGCAGCGAGCAGCACTACACCGGCGACAGTGCCGCCGATCACCTTGATCTTCATCCGATCACCCCGCCGCGGCGCGCCTGGCGCCATTCGCGTACCCACTTCCACACCAGGTAGCCGATCTGGCCCACCAGGTAGATGGCCGTCAGCACCAGCACCGCCTTGTCCAGGGTGAACCCTGATGCGACGGCCGTGGCCACCGTTACCGGCGGCGTGACCTTCAGGGCTGCGGTCCCCACCGCGTCAATGATTTCTCCCCGCATGTCGGTTCCATGGTTGATCCGGTTCGGCATGACGCCCTCCCCGATTGGTCGATAGGTGCCCGTCACCGCAGCCCGGCAGGCTCGGCGAATTGGTCCGGTGAGGGTGGACGGGCGTGGATGGTTGCGGGGGCCGGATTCGAACCGGCGAATCTCCGGGTTATGAGCCCGGCAGCCTGGACCTCTGGCCTACGCCCGCAGAAACGAAAAACGGCCCGCCGGTAAGGGCGAGCCGCTGGAATGGGTGGAAAAGAAAAAGCCCCCGGGGTTCGCCGGAGGCTCTTATCTGATCGTGCCTGAAACGGTACGCTTGAGGTGCACACCTGTCAAGACTGCCACCCCACGGACGAAGCCATGGCCGAAACTGATCACGTACAAGAGATCCAGAAAGCGAACCTGCATATCGTCAGCGTAATCAAGAATGTGGCGGAGCTTCTCGTCGTTACCGGCCTTTTCTCATTCATCGGCAAGGCATACGCATCACCCCAGGCTACGGTCGTCAGCAACGTGCTGCTGATCGCACTAGGCTCGTACATTGCTGCAAGCATTCAGCACTATACGTTGATGATTCCCCGCCTTCACAAGAAGTATCACGGGCGGCTTTTCGCGCTATCCATAGCTATAGCATTCGGTATTGCCGCAGCGCTGCAGATTTTCATATTGGCGCCCACGCTAAAGGCCGTCGAGCGCCAGCTTGCCGCTACGCCGCCCGCGCTCCAGCTTCAAGCCGCCCCCGCACGCGCTGAAATCCAAGCTCAGCCATCACCAGGTACTGCCGCACCGAAACCGGTCGCTGCCCCATCAGCTGCAGCAGCTGCCGAGCCTGCTCCCAACGCTCCTCCTTCCGCCGTCCCGACCCGCAGTAGTAGCCCCGAAGCACGCAAGCCAGATTGATGTCGGTGCGGGCGATGTCGCACACGATGTCCTCAATCGCCTGGGCGCGCGGGTCGATCTCCATAGGTTTGTAGCCCTGCGCCCGGCCGGGCATTTCGTGGTGCTCCATCAGCACCGCCAGCAGGTTCTTGGACTGGTGCCCGAGGTATTCGCAGTCCCGGTGCAGGGCAAATTCGCGACCCCAATGCTCCAGCTCACTGCGGACGTAGGCCCCGAAGTAGTCAGTCTGCATCGCGCATCCCCTTCAGCACGTTCTCGTCAAATCGGAACACCGGCAGCAAGCCGTCGGTGTCGCAGCCGCCCTGCCGGTCCGGCCGACGCTGGCAGTGCGCAGGGCTGCTGCCGCGCTCGCGCATGGTGCAGACGGCGCACACGCCATGCCGGCGCAGGTAGGCGTTGTATCGCTTCCGCGTGCGGGCCTCGGCTGTGGTCATGCGCCGCCCCTGATCAGGCTGTCGCCGTACAGGCCAATCAGCAGGGCATCAGCGCGACCGTTGTCTTTTTTTCGCTGCAGCTGGGTCGCCGCCGCCGGGAAGCGCTGGATAGCCAGCACGCGCCCGGCATCCTTGCCCTTCCCCGAGAGATCGAAGCGGCGCTTCCAGACCGACGGCTGCACCAGCACCAGGTGCAGGCCCAGCAGCCGCACGGTCGCCTTCAACTGCCCGAAACCCTCGGCCAGGTTGTGCCTGGCCACCGATCCCTCGATGGCCTTGCCCTCGCCGTTGCGCATTGGCCGGGCGTGGATGCGCTCCAGCGCCACAGCAATAGCCGCGCCAGGGTTCGCATCCCGCTGCTGACGGAGGAACGCGGCGACCGCGCGCGCGTCTACCTCCCCCTCCATCACCGGCATGTCGACCATCGGGCCGGGCTCGCCATCGATCAGCGTCACGATGGCGCCGGTCAGGCCGGGGTCAATGCCAAACGTCAGGCGGCTTGCCATTGGCGGGTCTCCTTCATGTGCTTCTCGATCTGGGTGTTCTGCAGGTCCAGCAGGTAGTCGTCGCTGCCGATCTCCTGGCGGAACTTGCGGGGTTGGAGGGCGTACGACGGGCCGAAAAGTTCCTCGCAGCGGGCGGCGGACATGCCGCCGAACGGCTCGCCGCGGTGGGACCACGGATTCAGGCCGATGGTGAAATCGTGGCCACGGCGCTTGGCGCCGTGCTTGCCGCCGACCGTCAGGTGATGCACCTCGGCGGGGATAGGCCTGTCGCCCAGGTCGATGCCCAGGCTATGGGCCACGATGCAGCCGATTTCGGTGATGGCGTCCATCCGCTGTTGCTGGGCCACGGTCGGCTTGCCGGTAGAGCGGCCGCGCTTCATGCTTGCGCCTCCAACAAGGCCAAGGAACGACCGTGATTAATGTGAACGTGGCGGACAGCATCTACTGCTCGCCTTTTAACCTGGTCTGCCAAGCAATCGAATGGTGGGCATCCGCTGCCTCGTGGGCTCAGGCGGTTCTTTCCGCACTTGCCATTTACTGGGCCGCTCGAATTGCTATTCAGCAACACCGTCGCGATCTTTTCCAACGAGTGTCGGTTATCTACCAGCTGCTGAAGGTGACTTGCTCCGTTGCTGCTGCGAACAGCGAGCAGATGGACCAATGCGCTCGAAAGGAGTCCCCTTTCAGTGCGGATGTGGAGTACTTCAACCAGCTTGTTCAGTCGCTCAAGCAGGTCCCTTTGCAGGAACTCCCAGATGGCCGATTGACGCACGTAGTCGCTGGCATTACCCGTTTCGCAGAAAAGGCTGGCGCACTTTTTACATACGCGGACTCGCGCGGAAAAGGAAATGTCCCTCCCTCCAATACCACCGCGAAGGAGTGCGGCGAGCACGTTAAATGGCTGTGGCATTTCCACGCGCAAGCTGTCGCAGTCCGAATCGACTACGAGCGCAAGCTCGTCGTCTTTGGATTCCCTGGATACTGGAAGTGGTTGCGCCGGAAGCGGAAGATCAGCAAGGCGCCGATCGAGCCGGAAATTACGGTCAAATAGCATCACGCCACCCTCCTGTTATGCCCTGCCATGTTCCAGAACTCGGCGCGGACGTCATCGAGCATCACCTGGGCGTAGTGGTTGCCGATGTATTCGGTCAGGCCGTCGAACAGCTCCTGGAACCGGGCCTGTTCCATCTCGTCGAATGACAGGCTCTCGGCGCGCTTGACCGGGATCGTTCGAATCTCCGGCAGCACGCCGGCCAGCACCTTCCTGGCTCCCGCACCCAGCAGCGCCTCGCAGGCGTCCAGCACCGCGGCAATGACCGGCGTCGCGTCCATCTCCACGGTCTCGCAGCACACACCTGCGTCCAGCTGCAGGCGCTTCACCGCGTCGTGCGCGTCCAGCTGCTCCCAGCCTTCGACGTTGTCGACCATCAGATGCCCGATCTTGTGGATCAGGCGGTGCTGCCATTCCTCCCGCGGCTGCTTCAGCTCGCCGCGGATCTCCCGGCCCACGCGGAACTTGCGATCGCGCAGCAGGCGCTGGTCGACGGCATTGGCCGGCACCAGGGCGCCCACCAGCTCGCCGGTGTTCGGGTCGATCAGCTTGGCCACGACCAGGTAGATCGGGCGGCGCGCACGCTTGGCGCGGATCTTCTTCGCTGCAGCGGTCAGGGTCATGCGACTTCCCCCAGCTCGTCGGCAGCGCTGCGGTTGACGTAGGACGTCGACCCACCGTGCCAGGTCACCGGCACCACGCCGATGTTTCCGTGCCGGTTCTTCACCACGTTGATCTCGGCGGCGGTGCGCTCGGCCTGTGGGTTAGACAGGTCGCGCCACAGCATCATGATCTGGTCGGCCTCCTTCTCGATCTCCGAGCTGTCGGCCAGATGCTTCATCTGCGGCCGCTCGCCGTCGGCCTCGCGGTTCACCTGCGCCAGTGCCACCACCGGGATGCGCAGGTCACGGGCCAGGTTCTTCAGGCTACGGGTGATGCTGCCCACCTGCTGGTGCTTCGGCGCGCGTGACATCGATGCGATCTCGATGCGCTGCAGGTAGTCCACGTAGAGCGCGCGGATGCCCAGCTGGTGTTTCCACCGGCGCGCCTCGCGTACCACCTCGGTGATGTCCGGCGATGGCCGATCGTGTATGCGCACCGGGAGCGCGCCATATTGCTCGGCGGCGTGCAGCAGCAAGCCGACGTCGTCGTG